GAAACTTTTTAAATACTTTAAACACCGTGAAAGAGGTGGCTACAAACAGGCAACAGATTATAAAAAATATTTAAAAGGTTTGAAGAAGATAACTGGGAAAACTCACTCTTTGCAAGATGGAACAAAACTTCGGTCGCTACCAGCTAATTTGTCAGCGGCAACCAAAGTGGCCATAGCTCAATCACCTTTCTTAAAAAGAAGATTTAAATTAGCAAGTTTGAAAACTGCTATGACACCAGCATCTAATTTGAAAACTGCTATGACACCAGTATCTAAATCTTTTTATTTTAAAGATATGGCTAAACCTTCTAAATTATCTAAAGTTTTGAAAAAAGTAGGTAGAAGAACAGGAATTGGTAAAGCAGTTGCTGCCGCTACGGTGGTTGCAGGAGCTTATGAAGCAGGAAAGCGTAAACTATTTAGCAGAAAGAATATGGAAAAAAACGCAAAAGATTGGCTTAACGTAAAAGATAAAAAGAAAGTAACTAAAAAATCCATCGGTGGAGAAACCGTCGTAATGAAAAGTGGCGGAGGCTACATCAACGATTTATTATAATGAATTATGGCGACATCAGGAACAACAGCATTCAATCTAGCAATCGACGAGATTGTCGAGGAAGCCTACGAACGTTGTGGGATCCGAACCAATAGTGGCTATGATCTTAAATCAGGTAGACGTAGTTTAAATATTTTACTTCAAGACTGGAATAATCGTGGAATCAATTTATGGAAAGTTAAATTGATTGCTCAACTTTTAACGGCAGGTACTAGCAAATATTCTTCAGAAGCAGGTACCAGTGATATTATGGAAGCGTACATTTCTAATAATGCAACGCTGATTAATAATTCTACAAGTTCTAGCGATGTTTCATTAACAAAAATTGATCGTTCAGCTTATGCGGCTTTAGCGGGTAAAGGCACACGATCGCAACCTTCACAATATTTTGTTGATCGACAAGGCGTGGATCCGGCAACACCACAAATTATATTATATCCAAACCCTAATGCGACCACTTATACTTATTTAAAATACTATGCAATTAAAAGGGTCGAGGACGCTGGAGCGTACACTAATGATCCTGATGCACCGAATCGATTTCTACCATCATTATGCGCGGGATTAGCTTTTAATCTTTCACTTAAGAGAGCGCCCGACAGAATTCAAGCATTAAAATTATTATACGAAGATTCATTACAACGAGCATTGACGGAGGACGGCTCACGAACAAGTACTTATATTTCTCCGCAAGCTTACTATCCAACGGTGTCATAATGGGAACATGGGCAACAGGTAAATACGCGCAAAGAATTTCAGATCGTTCTGGAATGGCGTTTCCTTATAACGAAATGGTTCAAGAGTGGACAGGAGCCTGGGTGCATGTTTCAGAATACACGCCGAAACAACCTCAACTTAATCCACCCTATCATCGAGCCGATGCCGTGGCATTACAACACCCTAAGCCTCAAGAAAAATCAGGTATTATTGTTTCTTTATCTCCCTCTTTATGGTTTAGCACAGGAACAGAAGGAAGTATGTTTCCTCCTGAAACGGCTAACCAAGCTAATAAAAAAAGACAGGCAACCTTATCTGTAGGAAAGGTAACAATAACGATAACATGACGTATGCAGAGCTCATTACTAAATTAAGGGATTACACCGAAGTCGGGAGTAGTGTTTTAACTTCTACAATTTTAGATGGTATTATTCGCGATGTAGAGTTTCGTATTTTTAGAGCGGTGGATGCCGATTATTCTAGAAAATATGAAACATCCCTAACGACGGGGTCTAATCGTTATGTTGCTCTTCCAGCGGATTGCTATATTATTCGATCCTTACAACTTCATACAAAAACAGGGGACTCTTCATTTGAACGGGTTATGTTACAAAAAAGAGATACCAGTTTTATAAGTGAGTATTACCCTTCCCCTACCGAAACAGGAACGCCTAAATATTGGGCGGATTGGGATCCTAATACGGTAGCGATTGCTCCAACTCCCGATGTTGTTTACGGAGTTCAATTGAATTATATCTTTACTCCAGAAGCTTTAAGCTCGAGTAATACAACCACGACTCTTTCAACTAAAGATCCTGATCTTTTACTTTATGGCTGTTTAACTAATTGTTTTGGCTATCTTAAAGGACCGATGGATATGTACAAGCTCTATGAAGACAAGTATAATGAAGCTATAAAAGCTTATGCCCTAGAACAAATGGGGCGAAGAAAACGGGGAGAATATACGGATGGTGTGCCGAGAATACCGGTGCCATCACCTTCTCCCGAACAATGGAGAAACTTAAAATAATTTTAATAAGGAAAATTTATGGCAATATCACAAGCAATATGTACGGCGTTTAAAAAACAACTTCTTGACGGTGACGCAGATTTTGACTCTGGAGGAGATAAATTTAAATTAGCTTTATATCTAAGCACAGCAAACTTAAGTGCTTCCGCAACAGCATACACAGCTACTGGGGAAAGTACTGATAGTGGCAGTGGAGATTATAGCGCTGGCGGAAAAGCATTAGCAAGTCAACAAACTTCAGTCGCTACACTTACGGCTATTGTAGATTTTGCAGATCTGTCGTTTACGGGTGTTACCCTAACGGCGAGAGGTGCATTAATTTATAATACTTCATCAGCAGTTACCAATGCAGCAGTTGCTGTTTTGGACTTTGGTGGAGATAAAACGGCCACAGCAGGAACATTTACGATACAGTTTCCAGCCTTTACAACATCTGCAGCGATCATAAGATTAGCTTAGGAGGTTTTAAATGGCAGGCTCACCATCCACATGGGGCTCAAATGCCTGGGGGTATGGATCATGGGCTTATGTTAATAATCCTGATGCAGCATCCGGATGGGTCTCAAATGCGTGGGGACACGGATCATGGGAAGATAACGCTGTTGTTATCGATTATGGTGCGTGGGGATCGCTCGTTGAAGGTTTTGGCGACGGCACGTGGGGGCTAGGCTCTCAACTTTCTACTTTATCTACAAGTGCAGGAACCGCTATTGCGGCTATCTCTATCGATGCAGCCGTGACGGGTACCGCTCTAACGGCCTCTATCGGAACGGAAACCGTTAGTGCAGACGCTAATGTTACGCTTACTGGAATAGCTTTAACAGGTTCGTTAGGAACTGAAACAGCGCTTCCTAGTATTGATGTAGCAGTTACTGGAATAGCTTTAACAGGTTCTATAGGAACTGAAACGGTTACCGCTGATGCTAATCTTACTCTTACGGGTAGCAGTGCCACAATGAGTGCGGGTACGGCAATTGGTGGCGGAAATGCACTCGCAGAACCAACAGGAATTGCCTTAGCTTTATCTATCGGAGCAGAAAGCGCTGCAGCAGACGCTAATGTTACTCTTACAGGAAGTGCTTTAGCAGGTTCTGTAGGAACCGTTGATGCTGTAATTGTTGTTAATCCTACAGGACAAACTTTAACAGGATCTCTTGGAACAGAAACGGTTACGGCTGATGCGAATGTTACATTAACGGGAATAGCTCTAACAGGTTCTTTAGGAAATGAAACTGCTGTTCCTAGTATCGAAGTCGCTGTATCAGGACAGGCCTTAACAGGTTCGGTAGGAACCGTTACTGTTATTGATCAAGCGGTCGGTCTTACAGGAATTGCTATTACCAGTAGTCTAACAAGCGTTAAAGTGCCTGCATGGTCGCCAGTTGTACCAGGAGTAACGAATACTTGGACAGAAATTTCACCAGGCGTAACAAATACTTGGGCAGAAGTAGATACTGCTGCATAGGACTAAAAGCAGTCCAGTTGACAAGAGAGCGTGGACTATTTAAAATACAAATAAAAGATTATTAAATCAAGGAGATTAAAAAATTATGCCATCAACTTATACAGGTTTAGGGGTTCAATTAATGAATACCGGCGAAAAATCTGGTACATGGGGGACTCTTACTAATACTAACTGGAATATTATCGAACAGATTGCTGGTGGTTTTACACAACAAGCCGTAACAGATGGAGCGGATACCGATCTATCTGTTAACGATGGAACTACGGGTGCAACTCTTGCACACAGAGTTATAGAATTTACAGGATCCCTTTCAGCAAGTAGAAATGTTACAATTCCTCTAGACGTTCAAACTTTTTATATAGTTAAAAATTCATGCGATGACTCGGTAGTTTTTAAATATGTAAGTGGATCAGGCAATAGTGTTACTTTTGCAGCGGGTGATACAAAAATAGTTTCTGCGACTGCTAATGACGCTACAAATCCTGATCTTGATGTAGTGGGTGTGGGAGATGTAACCCTTACAGGCACACAAACTTTAACAAACAAAACTTTAACTTCCCCAAAAATTGGAACTTCTATT